CAGCGTCTTCAGCTCAGCCGCGCTGCGGCGCTTGATGGTTTCGGTGTATTTGTATTCGCCCTTAGGATGGCCATCAGGCACAGCCATAAACTCGCCCTGGGCGTTGCGGGCAGGGTGCAATCCCCAGCCGCTGTTCTCGCTGTCAACTACGAAAAGCTCGGGATCGTAGGGAACCGAAGTGAACGGTACCCGCTCGTAATAGTCGGCCGCTTGGTCATGCTCGCCGCCGAACAAGAACGGCCAGCGAACGCCGTTTGGGTTGCGGACCTGGCCATTGGTGACGGCAACGTAAAGCGCTACGCTCTGGCCCTCTTGGGGGCCTTCGGTGAAATACTCAACGCCGGTTGCTGGGTTGACGGTGGTAGCAGTCATGGGATCAGGAGTAGCGAACGGTGATGGTGAAAATGTGGCCAGATGATCCGGTGCCAACCGACACCAGATCCACCCCGAGCGTGTCCCCAGCCGCAAGGGTCAGGGTGCCGGCGAGGAGGCTGGTGGCGTCGGTCAGGATGGCCGAAGATGCCAGCGAAGCGTTAGCGCTTAGCAGGCTTGTCTTGGTGCCGCTACGGCGGGCGTAGAGCATTGCCTGGCTGCTGCTGCTGCCAGTGGCGCTGGGGGCCAACTCCCAAAACGCACCTACAACCGTGCAGGCACGCTGCACGGTTGTCTCAACGTAGTTGGTGGCAGCAGTTGCGGTTTCGCCTTTGTTGCTCACCACCAGCTTGATTACATCTGAGAATGCAAGGGTGGTGCCAGAAAACGACAGCGCTCCTCCTAGCGTTCCTTCTTCAACGGCTCCGGTTCCTGCCGTTGTGCGAAGCAGGATGCGATTCGTGTTCATCGTCAGCCCGCTGGAGCCGATGGCCCCAGTAAGCGCCCGGCCAGCAATGTTGCCGACAATCTTGTTAATTGCCTGAAGGATTGAATCCGTGGAGGCAACAGTGCCCGCCTCAGCGACAAATCCGGTCAGGGCCGAGGCAATGGCTCGGGCGGCGGTGAAATAGCGGTTGACCGAACCTTCCGGCACCGCATCGGTAGATCCAGGTATTGCAGCAGCAAGCTCAGCCGCAGTGGTGTACGCCGGGTGAGGGTCCGCGGCGGCTTCGTGGGCGGATACAGCAGCAGCCAGCTCAGCAGCCGTTGAATAGGTGGGATGAGGATCTGCGGCAGCCGCGTGGGCAGCCACGGCGGCAGACAGCTCAGCAGCCGTTGAATAGGTGGGATGAGGATCTGCGGCGGCTTCGTGGGCGGCCACAGCAGCAGCGGCCGTTCCTACAGGATCACCCCCCAGCAACGCCGCGACCGCCGACAGAGGCGCGCCTCCCGTGTTGATCGGCGCGGCGGTGCCGCTGCCAGAGCCTGCAGCGGTGGCCACGAAATAGGCGCCAACCGTATTCGACGCCGCGCCAATCGCCGTAAAGCTTGTAGATCCTACCGTGACAATTTGATACGCTTGATCTACAACAAACGCACCGGCCGTAACGGCCGCGCCAAGGCGGTCCACCGGGATCCGGTCGGTGCCCAGCACGCTGCCGTAACTCGGCAGCTCAGAGATCGTCGTGCGCGTGTCTGGCATGGCATCAGGCTAGGAGGGCTGAGTTTGCAAGGCTTGGCCAGCGCCGCTGCGCAGCACCATGCCTGAGCCGGTGCGGAGCAGTCTGGACAGCAGAGGAATGGCCACAGCCGCCGATTTGATCAACGGCACCCGGCAGAACGTGCCATCGTCGAACTCCATTGGCTGATATTCAACCTTGTACGCTTGGCCGTCCACAGTGATAGCGTCGCCATAACCCAGGCTGCCAAAAGTGCTAGTCGGAACGGTCAGCAGGTAATCAACATCCACCGCTTGGCCATTGAGGACGAGCTCTCCGCCTTTATCAAAAATCCCCACGCCAGAAACGGCCCCGGCGACCACAGGGACGCCGAAGCCGTTGAGGTCGAGGAAGACAGAGAGATCCTCGGTGAAGGCCATCTCAGCTGTACTTCTTCAGGCCGTAGCCAAAACAAGTCACGTTGCTGGAAGCGGTGCCCGTCTCAGCGGTGCAGCTCAAACGAATGTAACGCTTGAGGTCATTGCTGTTCAGGGTGATCACCTGCTTTGATGCAGCGTTGGCAATCGCGGTGAAGCTGCCGCCGGTGGCAGCGGCATAGGTCGAGTTGTCATCCGACTCTTCAATGCGGAAGGTCAGGTCAGCGCTAGCGCCAGCAGCAGTGCCGGCCAGGATGATCTGAACATCACCCTCGAATCCTTGAAGGTCCACGCCGGTCTGGTTGCCGGTCGCGGTGATCGTGGTTGTAGCCAGAAGGGTGAAGTGCTGGAGTTTGTCCAGCGAAAGCTCATGAACAGCCATCGGTTTGACGGGGGGTTGATTTACGGGAGCGAGGCTTTGCGGCCTCTGGGGCGGTGATTACCACCGGATCAGGACCTGGCGCCTGCTCAGCCCTGCCCATGGCCAGCAGGAGCCGGGCATCTGCAGGGGTTGCCTCCACCACGTCGCCAACCCGTGCAGGTCGGCCACTGATTGAGGTTTGGCGCAAGATCCTGATCCTCATGGCCATCACAGGGTGTTGTTACCGCGGCAGAAGGCTTGGGGGTGGCGCACTGCGTAGTCGATGGCCTGATGAGCCACGACCCGGATGTTGCCCTCCTTGTCCTCCGAGTAGGGGTTCACCTGGAGATCGACGGCACCGAAGAGGCCCAGGACGAGCTGGCTCCAGACCCCGAAGAACACGTCGCCAGTCTCCACCTGGTTGGAGCGGACCACACCGTAGCTGTTCACGGTGCCGCCAGGCTCGAGAACAAACTGAGCGGTGTTGGCCGCTTTTTCGGTGGTCTTGAATCCGCCGTAGATGGTGGCGTTGGTGACGTAACCCATGGTGCCAATGTCGGCGTCATCGGCCGCGACTTGGGTTTCCATGTCCACCAGCTCGGCATAGGTGGGCTGGTTTGCAGCGAAATCCTTGGTGTTGATCCCTGTGTTCATCTTGATCCCTTCAGGCTGGGAAGCGGATCCCAGGCCATAAAGGGCAACCCGTGCTTGCTCCAGGGCCATCACGGTTACCAGTTCATTACGGACAAACGTCTCAACGTCGATGGAGCTTTGCAGCATCAGCGAACGGGAGAAGCGAGTCCAAGCGCTCATTTCCTTGAGCGTCATGGTGACCTGACCCACGCTGGGCTCAGATTCGGCGGCGGCCACGCTTTCACCCTTCCAGTAGACCTGGCTGGCGCCGGTCTGCTTGGGGATGCCCACGGGCCCAGTCAGGCCGGCCAGGATGGTGACACCAAGGCCGGTCAGAAAGTTGCGCTTGCGCAGCAGCTCGATGAACGATCCGGGGCGAGCATCAGTGAAGATCAGGTCACCAGCGGCGGAAGCGGTGCCAGCGACCAGGGACCGGCTGAGCACATCGTTAGGGATCAGGATGCCCTTGGGGCTCATGCCCATCCGCTGGGCGGCAGCATTGCTGGCCTCGCGCTCAAAGGCGGCCTCTTCCTGGAAGGCGCGCTCGTTGGGGAAGAGCTGGGCGCGCATTGCCTTCAGAAAGCTGAAGCTGCGGGCCTCTTTGTCGGTCAGGCCGATGTCGGCAGAAGCGCCGGCGATCGGCTGGGCAGCAGCGGCCGGGGTGGCGGGCTGCTTGGCGCGCTTGCCGATGGCGGCGAGCACGTCTTTCATGGCCTCAGATTCGGTGGCACCGCGTTCGATCAGGCCTTGGGCCAGGTCGTCGGCTTTGTGCTCACGGCAGAGAGCGGTGATGCTGGCGACGCGGGAGCGCTCATCGGCCGCAGCCTGAGCCCGCACCTCGTCGAGATTGATGGTGGTTTCCACGGGTTGATTCGGGGGTTGGGTTTGGTCTGCGGCCGAAGCCGCTTGAGTGGTCTCGAGCTGGCGCCCGATTCCGACAGAGGCATCGGCCGGAACCGAAACCACCGACACCTCATGGGGTTGCCATGAAGTCGCGACGATGGATCCGTCGCGGGCCTGGTCGGCGTCGTTGATGCTGTAGCCCACGGAGACGTTGCGCAGGATACCGTCTCGGATGTCGGCCAGCTTCTCCTCGGCAAATGCCGAGCGGCTAAACCGCACCGAAACCATCCCGCGTTTTTTCTCCTCATCGATCCAGCCGCGCTCCACGACGCCGAGCACCTGGTCCGGGTTGTGATTCCAGAGCAGGGGCGCGCCATCGTTGAGGCGGGCCAGATCAACAGATTCGGCAGCGTGGCTCAACACCTCGTCGCCGAACCATCGGGCCACCGGAGCCTCGCTGCTGAAGCTGAACTCCAGCGACCGCGATTCCGCCTCCACCGCGCTGGCGTCAAACGACGCAACGCGGCGAAGCGGCTCACGGTTGAGGTCTCGAAGTTGCACCATCGGGGTTGTGTCTGCGCTCAGGCTAGGAACTCTGGTCTCGTCGCTCATGTTGAAGCGTCCTCTGGGTCGTCCTCGAGGTCGTCGTCGGGGTTTGGCTCGCTGAGGTCTTCCGGCTCGTCGTCCGTTTCCGGCTTGGCGTCGGGGGATCCGCCCTGCAGGTCGTCGGCGGGGTTGGTGTCGAACTGAAGGCCCAGTATTTCGGCTCGGCCCACCTCGGTCTGGCGTGCCAAAAGCAGGTCCTCCAGGTCGCCGCCTTGCTCGGCCACGACCTGCGCCTGAGTTTTGAAGCCAGAGCGGACAAGATCCTTGTTAGCCGCCGCCTCTTTCTGCGGATCCACGAACTCCCAGCCGCGCGCGAACCACTTCACCGACTCATAGCGCTCTGGCGCCAGGTCGTAGCCCGGGAGCTGCAGGGTGCCGGCGTCAACGGCAGCAGCCATGGCACGCTCGAAGACGAACTGGCACACGTCTTCAATCATCCAATCCTGCAGGCTGCGCCAAAGCTCCAGCGCCTCAAGGCGCTCCAGTCGGTTGCTGCTGTAGTTGGACTGGCTGTAATCCGCGCTGATCGTGGGATAGGGCACGCCAGAGCCGGCGGCCAGTGAGCGCAGCATGGGCCGCAGGAAAGCCTCGTATTGGGTGTCGGCGTTGCCCAGCTGCGGCACCGTGACGCTCTCGCCCGGCGCCAGGTGCTTGAAGACGCCGGGCTCGAAGTTGGTCAGCCGCTCGCCGTCTTCCACGCCATCGCCGACGAGCTCGCCTTCAGGGCTCTCGATGAAGCCCATCAGGCTTGATCGCGCGCGCTTGCCGACCACCTCGGCCTCCTCGAAGCCGGCGACGTGGTGCATCCGCTTGACGCTGCTGGCAAACCATGGAACGCCCCTGGTCTGGCCGGGCCGCTCAGAGATAAACAGGTGGATGATCTGCTCAGCTGGCACATCAGTAGCGCCGTAGCCGACGGCGCCCGACACATCGCCAGGGTGGCGGGTGCGAAAGCGGTAAGCGGTCGGCCTGCCCCAGCGGTTGACCTTCACGCCCATGCGCCACTCGTTGCCGCTGGCATCAGGGCCGACGGTGTGCATCTCGTCGCAGAGATCGGCCTCGAGGATCTCCAGGCCCAGCGGCGTGCCGCTGTTGCCGAACTGCTCGGGCACCAAGCGGATGAACACCTCGCCCGATTCGGGGACGGCGGCCATGGACTGGCGCAGGATCCGCGGGAACGACAGCTTGCCGGCGGCGTGGATGTGCTCTTTGCGGCAGTAGTGGCGCCACCAGGTCTCAACCATCGGCACCCGCGACTGCATCCGGATACCGCGGCCGATCACGTTGGTGACGATCGCCCGGCGCGCTGCCTGCACGTAGGGGTTGTCCCTGAGCAGCTGCCGCGAGCGATTGCGCAGCCGCACCAGGCTGCCGTCGATCTCGGCATCGGCGCTGGTGGAGCTTGTAACCCAGTCAGCTGTGAGGCGCGACACCAGGGCGCCTTCGTAGGCGCGCCGGCCGCGGCGGGGGGCGGCCGGGGTCTGCTGCTGGGGCTGCTTGCCTTTGCGCTTGCTCATCGCCCAAACCTCACAAACAGCGAACGCGGATCACCCAGACCGGCGGCCACCTTTTCGGCGGCTTTCTCGCGGGCCACGATTGCTTTGAGCTGCGACTCGCGCTGCATCAGCTGGCCCAGGTCGGCAGCATCGAACCGACGGGAGCCGATGGTGTAGCTTTTGAATCCCTTGTTGACGATGGCGCGGATCGCGGTGCGCACCTCATCGAGCTCTACCTCGGCCTGGCTCCGGCCATCAAACGCACCGGGACTGCCGGCGTAGCTCAGGCTGGCCAGCACCTGGAAGCCGCCAGCCCCCACGGTGATCACTGTGGTGCCGCTGGTGATTCGGCTCTGCCACCTCCAGACGCCGGCATCGAAGGCAACGGATGTGGTGGCACTGATCGCCATGTCCCAGCCGCCGTCGGCGCGGGCCGTGCCGGTCACCGTGGCACCTTCGCTGGCGGTGTTGAAGCGCAGGAAAGTGGTGAGCGTCCAGGCCGCTGAGGTGGCGGCGTTGCCGTCGAGGTCGAGCGCTGCCGGCTCCACCCATGCCACCGTGTCGCCGGCGCGGATTGTCGCAGGGACTGTCATAGCCTCAGGCTAGGAAGGCTGATTCACCAGCCCGACACGAAACCACCCAGGCGCGTTGGCGTGATCGGCCTGGCCTGGCGCTGCGGGGCGGCTGGCTTAGTGAGCTGCGCCTCCAGCTGGTCCCACATGGTCGCGCGGTTGTAGTGGCGCTTCACCAGCTCCAGGGCTGCCAGGCAGTAGACCTCAAGGTCGAGCGGCTCGTTGCGCGCGTTGCTGGGCTTCTGCCACTCCAGCACCTGGAAGCCTTTCACCGTGCGCGGGATCAGCCGCTCGCAGGTCAGGCCCTCCAGGTACTCACCAGTCGCGTTCTGTCCAAAGTGGCAGAAGCCTGGGCCCGGCTGGCTGATCTTCAGGCGGGCGTAGATCGTGCGCTTCAGGGTGTCGGTGCCGACCATGTAGAGCGTCACGCCGCCCTTGATTGTGCGGCCCTTCAGGTTCACATCCTGTTTGCTGCCCTTGCCCAAGGCCGGCGCTGCCCTGGTGCTGCTGCCCTTGATGGCGACCACGCCTTCCTTGGCGTTGCGGCGGCAGTAGTCGTACGCCTCGTTGGTGAAGTGGCCGCCGGTATCTACGGCGCAGTGCCGGGCCTTCAGGGTGCCGCCGCCCTCGAGGGGAAACTCTGTGCGGCGGATGCTGTCGATCTGGGTCCACACCTCATCCTGTGCCGGGTCGCCCTCGACCTTCTGATGCCAGATCAGCCAACTCTCCTCGCCCCTGCCGTAGCCCTTGATTTTGATCTCCAGCCAGGTGTCTTGAACGTCAACAGACGCCAGCAGCAGCAGCACGCCGGCAGGGCAGTGGCCGGTCGGGTAGGGCTCTTTGGCGGCGCGCTCCATCAGTCCATCGGCATTGACGCGGGCCACGGCTTCGTCTTCCCATGCCTCGGCGGCGTGCTTGTTGACCCAGCCCTTCAGCAGCAGCGGATCGCCCTTGGCCCGCAGGAAGTCGTCGCGGATCTGCTCCCATGGCGTCCATCCAGCCGGGGCGTACCAGCTGGGCAGGTGGAAGCCGGCGGTCTGGCCATCGCCAACGGCATGCGCGCGCCACTCGGCGCCGGCCAGCATGGTGGTCTTGTGGTGCTGCGCGATCCGCTCACCGCAGGCGGGGCACTGGCAGAACACCTCACCATCAGGCCGATCCCACACCATGTGCTCCCGCCAGCGCAACACCTCATGGGCGCCGCAGCACGGCATGAATGCGGCGTAGCGGCGCTGGTCCGATCGCTTCTCAAACTCCTCGGTGATCCGGCAGGCGCCGCGCGTGCCTGGGGTGGAGGTGATCAGCACCTTCCCCATAGGGAACGTCCGCGTTCGGGCCTCGGCGTTCTCCAGCGGGTCGCCCTTGTCGTCGGCCTCGAGCGGGTAGCTGCTCACCTCGTCAGCGAACAGGTAAGCGGCCGGCATGGACTGCAGGCCGCTGGCACTGTTGGCTCCGGTCAGCACAAACAGGCCGCCCCGGAACTCCTTCAGAAACATCGTGTTGCCGCTGTCCCTACTGCGGGTCGGGGCGATCAGCTCGGCCAATACTGGCGTCTCCCTGAGCAGCGGCTCCAGGCGCTGGCGGTTCAGGCGCTTGGCCATGTCGAGAGTTGGCTGCACCAGCAGCACAGGCGCAGGCCATAGCTCGATCACGGCGCCCAGGGCGTTGAGAATGACCTCCGTCTTGCCCATCTGGCTGCCAAACATCAGCACCACCCGGCGCGTGGGGCTGCTCTGGCTCAGGCAGTCCATCGGCTCGCGCAGGTACGGGGTCCGGCTGGTGCGCCACGGGCCCTTCTCGGCTGAACCCTTGCCGCTGAGGATGCGGTGCTCGTCGGCCCACTCGCTCACGGTCATAGCGGCCGGGGGCATCAGGCCCTCGCGGAATGCCTGCCGGTAGACCGTCGCTGCGTCAGCCATCGGCCAGGCCCCGCAGCGCGATCCGGTGCTCTTCCGTCAGCAGCCGATGGCACTCGCGCGCGTCGGTGGTGGCGGCCAGCATCGGCGCCAGTCGATCAGCCAGGCTCAGCAGCGCATCACGCACCGCACGCGCGCAGGCGAACGCTTCGGCCCTCGTCTCTGATCGCACGGTGACCTCATCCCGATCCTTCAGCGCTCCGATCTTCTCTCGCTCGGCGCTGTAGTGCTCGCGCCTGGCACGGCTCCAGTTCAGGTCAGGAATCTCGTCTTCCGGCAGCCCTTCGATAAAGGCCCGCAAGTCTCGATCGGCCGGCGGATTCAATGGTGCGGAGGGAGCCTGCGTTGATGGCGGTTGCTGCTGGGTGTTGCGGGTCCACAGGTCGTTTGCCTTGTCAAGGTCCAGCAGCTCTTTGCCGTTACTGGTCACCACGGCCGCTTTGATCCGACCCGACTTGATCGCAGTGGTTACCGCCGCCGGGCTGCAACCACGCGAGCGGGCGTAGGCACTCTTGGTGACCAGGGGCATTCTTTAGCCGGATCCTCCTTTAAGTTAAAGGCTACCGATCCCCCTTAAAAGAACCAAGGGGAGGGGGACACTGCGACTGCGCTGCAGCACTTTTAAGCGGGTTTCGGCCCTCCCGCTAGAAAAAAGCCGCGGTTTGAATACACC